CATATACATAATATCAATTAATCACGATATCAGTAAATGTTCGAGGAGAGACGAAAGTCTCTCAACAAGAGCCAACTTGTATAACAAACCGTTTAGTTACACACGATAGTGACTCTGATGAAGTTACAGAAAGGACTCAAGAAATCGAAGGTTGCCCCGCCGACGATTTCTTGAGAGACGTTCTGTTTGAGACTGATGAGAAAGATAATATAACATTATCAAGTACCACAGCTCGTTTGTGTCGTTTTGATTCTAATAGAAATGATACAGCCTACATCAGTAAGTTATTGGAACACATCAAATCCAGATGTGTTCCAAGCGTCCACCAGGACGCACTGCAAATATTAGAAAGTTTACTCTTTACAATCGTCTCTTCCTGGGCAAAATACCCTAATAAGAAGAATTATAATAGGTGGGCGGTTTCTTTGACAAGGTCATTGAAACTACTCCATACCTATTGTGACGAGCGTAATACAGTGATTGACTACGCCAAGTTTCAACTTGGATGTCTTCAATCTCGAGTAATGACACGGGGTAACCTAACCTACGTCAATCCACCACCATCATCAAAATTTATTGATGGTAAGTGGGTGAGTAGTCAGTTCCCTGATGCGCAACCTTTATTCTCTGGTATCGTAAAACGCTTTCTGGATCGTAAGATCCTAAAAGGCGATACCCCTTTTATTGTTAGTTTATATCAATCTAAGAGAGCTTGGCCATTATTTGGCGAGCAGCGAATTAAGGATGCGCTTAATGAACATAAAAATACACTCTGTTCGGCAGAACCCATAGAAGAAATTAGTGACCAATTGAGATGCGAATTGAACCGCGCCGTAATTGGTTGTTTTGGCACTGATAAAAGAAATAAATCTAAAATCAGTGACCCAACAAAATTTCTACCTACAGGGTCTGGATGTGTCCAGTTTCCCCGTTCGAAGGGAGGTACAGGACAATCTGTTGAACAGTTTGAGCCAGAGGGCTCTGTGTCAAGGGTGTCATTCAAAGATGGAAAAATAGTTATTCAACCATCGATGATTGACCGATTTGGAATGTGGAAAAATAAGAGTATGGACAGTGTCCTAGCTCAATGTAGATCAAGGGTTGCCATGAATGATGAAACGCTACTTCACGTAGACGTGGATTATATCATGGAACCTGCAAAAGTAAGAGTTCTATCCAAAATGGATGGTTTCCTAGCTTCTGCTCTACAACCACTACAGGGTCAGTTGACTGCAGGTTGGAAGAAACATGTCGGAAACACCATGAAAGGTGATATAGACGTGAAGGTCCAAAATCTGTATAGTAATACACCACGTGAGTGGGTAAATTACTCGGTCGATTATAAATCTGCAACTGATAAATTGAAGGTCGAGGTAACACAAGAACTAATGAGATCGTTAAGCCAAATGGGACTCGTGACCGCTGATATAGCGATCGCTTCGTTCCGAGAAGCTTTAATGAAATATCCTCCAGAGTTGGAAGATACTGGGGAAAGGCATCAACAGACCAACGGTCAATTGATGGGCCATCCTCTCTCATTCGTTTTACTTTGCCTGACCAACGTGGCATGTTTTCATAGTACACTCCTTTCTTATAGTAGATTGGGAGCACAACAATGTAAAGATGCAGAGATAATG